TAGCCGCTCGTACTTCTCTTACGTCTAGGCTATCGCCGTAGTTGTCGTGAATGCTGTAGATGCGTTTGGGCACCCAGCCCCCTACCCATTTGCCTTTTTCTTTCTTGGTTTTGGGCGGCACGAACCAGCCGATTTGGGTGTGTTCACTACAGTACGAGTATGAACGAGATACGTATGTTTGTTCTTTTACGTCATCGGTGAATTGAACGTGGTATTGTGCTGAGTTGCCGCATCTACTTACGCAGCAGTACTGGTCATTACTCATTGTGGGTTTCTGCTTTGCATTCAGGGCGTGGGCAGATACACATGTAGGTTGTGGTGATTGGCCCGGATCGGGAAGCCCACTGCTCTTCTTGAGTTCGATACTTTTTGTTGTCTCTTTTAGCTCTTGCAGGGGTCTTTTCGGTGACCATTGCAGTGCCTGTTTGTTGTTTGTTAGGCATCTCCGCCCCATCCTTGTACCCAGTTTGTGGGTGTTTTGTGTAGGTTTTTGACTGGTACGTCGTAGAAATGTTCGTTGTTTGACACGTATTTGTTGGGCACGTTGACGAGAGGTGAGTCTAGTACGGTCTGTGCTTTGCAGTAAAACATGTGTGTCATGTGTTCGTTAATAGAAAAGAATAGTGTAGGTAAAGTATTGTTGAGGAGTTTGGTCTTTCTTTCAGGCACATGCAGCGTCCTGAAGGGGAAAGCTTCCGACTTCCAGTTAGTCCTGACCTCTACCTCAGCGTACCCTACCAGCGTATCTTCCCGGTAGATACATAAGTCTACCGCATACTGGTCAGGGTTGTCTACCGCTTTCAGGTGAGGATAGGTAACGTGGATGTAGTGTTTGACGATCTCCCGGCCCTCTACATCATAGGTGTCATGTAGCTGCTGGTCGAATTGCTTATGAGCGATTTCGGTCATTTGGGAGTAGCCTCACTTTCATACGTCATTTCCAAAACTTCATCTTGTTTTTCGCTGTTGTTACGAAACTATACGGAATAAACTCGTGATTAGCGATCACACGCTTATTCATCTGACTGTTGTGTTTGAACACCTTTGTGTCTGCGTGATAGAAAAATGCGGCCACTAGAACGTTTGTCAAAGCCGCTTGCAACAGCGCCCCACCGGGGATGACAGCAATACACAACGCTAGCGCAGGCGTGTAAAATTGCCAACGATAGCAATACTTTAAGAATCGTCTCATATGTCACTGCTCTTCCCCTTCCAGCGAATTAGCCATATTCAGCAGGTCAAGAAGCCCGTCTTGGACTTCTGATGCCTCCACAATGTTCTTGTGGGAGACATCTTTCAGCATCGATTCAATTTGCTGAATCATAGCTTCAATTTGAGTCTTCGTAATCTCGGTTTCGGTCATCAGGTAGTTCTCGCTTTCTTCCATAAATGTATATCTCATAAGTTGGTTTACCGTACCGTACCCAATCTCTTAACCTACGGAACGCTTTCATTGTATATCCCTTGCATCATCTCGCCAAAAATCACCATGATAATAGTAATGATTAGGGCTGCTAGGGTTGTCAGACTTCGTATACGCCCACGGAGCTTCTTCAGCCACACCTTCCTCACGGGAAACCCCACGATTCCGGTAATCAACGTAGCCTTCTACAGCATCGTTAATAACAGGGTCTTCGCTCCAGCGAGCAGCTTGAGCCATAGCATCACCATGATTCAACAACGAAACAATCGTTTCATACGCAGCCGCCATAATATTAGCATCAAAAGTATGATTTTGTGCACGCAGAACTTCTTCTGCTAAAGATAAATTACGCAAAACCTGCTGCGGTGTGTCCGGGCTTGAAATACTCATATTGTTATTGTACCACACTCAATGCTAGCGGTCAATACTGGAGCCTCCGACAGGGATCGAACCTGCGACCTGCTGTTTACAAGACAGCTGCTCTACCAACTGAGCTACAGAGGCGTGGCACCCTCGGCAGGACTCGAACCTGCAACCGGCGGGGTAGAAACCCGATACTCTATCCAATTGAGCTACGAGGGCAAGTTACTAGTAGTCAATGCCTTTCTTAGCTGCAATACCACGCTCATAAGCGTGCTTACGGTTCTCCATGACCGTCACAGTGTCAGAGACCTCTACAAGCCACTCAGGGGCGTCACGGCCCGTCAGAACGAGCGAGGTGCCCTCAGGGCGGCTCTCAATGGCTGTACGGACCTCTTCAGCGTCAATCCATCCCCAGTTGATAGGGTAGGTGATCTCGTCAAACACAATGAGGCGATAATCGCCACTCTCAATCAGAGCCTTGCCATGACGCCAAGCTTCCTGAGCTTCAGCCTCAGACTTAGACAAATCTTCACTATCCCAAGTGAAACCGTCACCAAGCGACCAGAAATCAACACCCAAAGGTTCAGCCATCTTCTGCTCGCCCGTAATCCAATCAGGACTCTTCAAGAACTGCACAACAGCCACAGGCCAATCTCTAGCCTTGGCACGAAGCATAATTCCGAAAGCAGACGAAGACTTGCCACGGCCATCGCCCGTATTCAACACCACGAGGCTTTTCACACTACGTAGCTCATCGGGTCGGGGGTCATCCTCAAGTGGGGACAAATCATTCATCATATTACCTTTCTGTTATTGGCGGAGAGGGTGGGATTCGAACCCACGGAGGCTTGCACCTCAACGGTTTTCAAGACCGACCCATTCGTCCGCTCTGGCACCTCTCCGAGATGGGTAAGGGCTACCCGCCAAAATGAACCCAGCGGATAGCCCTTCCCCTCCTTATATGTTACGTCACCGAAGTGACGCTAGGGTCATCGGGTAGTAGAAACTACCTCACCCCAAGCCATGCCCTTGTTGGCACGGCTGTTCGCCTCACGAACCCAAGCGGTAGCCGCAGGGTTAAGGAAACGATCATACTTCCGGTTGCCCTGAAGCGAACGAATCTCACGAGGCGAAAGACCTGCAGTGTGCAGGGCGTTACCGATCAGGCCACGAGGATGACGGTACGTCACCATCTTGGAGGAACGGTTACGGGCCGTAGGGGCACGCTCCGCAACCTCAGTCGCAGCCTCAATAATTGCCTTCTTTGTAATCAACATAATCTCCTTTGTTTGTCGTTGACTTGTGGGTAGTATACTAGCCTCGGCGCAGTGTGTCAAGGCCAGACTCGGAAGAAAGTCCACTTACCGTTCTCGTCAGTATAGTAAACCTTCTTGATTCCATGCTCCCTAATGACTTCCATACACCGGGAACAAGGCTTAGCGAGCGCCAAATTGCCGCCCCGTGTAATACGGGCAACAAACAACTTAGCGCCTTCAGTATCACCAGCGTTGCGAATAGCATCAACCTCTGCGTGAACTGAACAATGAAAGTACTTCTCGTGCTCTACAACAGAAGGGTTATTCCTGTAACGGTTAAAACCCTTACCTAAAACAGAACCACCACGCCAAACGACAGAACCAAGCTTCCACTTGGCGTGGCTAGATTGTTCGGCCATAGAGACCGCTAGTGTCATCGCTGTAGTACTCATAGTAGTGGGAGTGGTGGGGATCGAACCCACGCTCTTCGGATTAAAAGTCCGCTGCCTTACCGCTTGGCTACACTCCCGTGCAGTAAGCAGCATTATAGCATAGTATTAGTCTTTGTTCAATACCTCGTTAGCGTATTCAGCAAATTCTGAGGCATCGTTCTTAAGCCAAAACGGAAACACTGCATGGATCAGCAACATGAAACCAATGACAACAAACTCTATAGCAAGACCACCAGCAAACATCAGGTGGTCACCATACGTCATGTTATTTGACTTCGGGTGATCCAAAAACTTTGCGCAAATTCTTTTCCACATTCTGGCCTCGCTCTTTTTTTGTTACCTCAGCCGGAGGCTTTACTTGTTTAGACAAGTTCTCAACCGGGGGACGATCTCCAAGCATTTCTGTTGGAATATCATCCCACAAGTCAGGCATTAGGCTTCCTTGGTCTCAATGTCGATGTATGAACCGAGTTCTTTTTCTAGCAAGTCTAGCGGGCGTGCACCTACCATACTGTGATCTGCTTTACCGTCAATAAACACCATCAGCGTGGGAATGCTGGAGATGTTAAAGCGCTCCATAAGGAGCGGAGCTTGGTCAGCTTCAACTTTGATAACTTGCATTTCGTCTGCATACTTTGCAGCAAACTCGTCTAGCACGGGCGCTTGAGCCTTGCAAGGGCCGCACCAGTCAGCCCAAAAGTCTACAAGTACAGGCTTAGCAGATGTTGAAATAATATTTTCAAACTGCTTCTCGTCTACAGGTACAGCGTACCCTTCAGCCAGTACTACTCTTTTTGATGGTTCGTCATTTCTTCGCATGTTCATATCCTATCACTTAACCCCTTACTAGGCAAGTCAACTTTTACCCGGCCTAGACCATTCTTTCCACCGGCTTAATGAATGAGACTCTGCATACCTCATCTCATGCTTTTGTACCGGCATAACTTCATCCCTATCATACAGAATCAAATCAATGCTAGACGCAACAAACACTTCCTCTACCTTAGAAAGCGCCGGACGGTTTTCTCGAATACCGTAAACAATTCTGACGCCGCTGTTTGCAATAAGCTTAGCGCACTCAAGACAAGGCTCCCCATTCACATACATTGCAACACCGCCCATGCGGGCACGGGCGTTAAAGTCGCTGTGGAGTAACGCATTAGCTTCAGCATGAACAGCAATGCAATCACTGTAGTCAGATGACTTATGATCGCTTCCTGCAAGAGCACGAGGACATGCACCTTCGTTGCAATGAGCAGCACCACGAGGAGAGCCGTTGTAGCCTACGCCAAGAACAAAACCTTCAGAGTCAACAATGATAGCCATATACTGGCTTTTAGAACAGGTAGAGAAAAGCTTGGCTCCTTGATCTGCCCATTGTAGAAACTTAAAATCTTTTTCACTCATGCTCGTGATGATGTGTGTGGTCGTGGTCAGGACCGTGATAGTTAGGGTCCTCTTCATTAAAATGATCGTGGAAATGGTCCTGCACCTCATCAGGACGATGAATCAAATGATTCATGTCTTCCTGCATGATAAACGTGGTGATAATGTACTTGTCTTTATCAAACGAAATCTCACCACGATGCGGGTAAAGCCAGTGACACGGGAAAATAAGCACTCTACCTGCTACAGGCTTAACAGACAACTCCTGACGGGTGAAGGTAGTTTCGCCGCCTTCGTCAACGTCGTTCAGGTAAACAATTACGGCCAGCATTCTGTCAAACGACCTGCCGAACGGTCCACCGTCGATATGCTCGTCGTACTTGCCGTAACCAACATCGTACTTTTGGAACTGGTAACCCATGTCTTGCAGGGGGAAGCACTGCTGGCTTAGCCCAGGGTACTGGTTGACGTAGTGGTTAACACACTTTACCAGTCCGGCGTGAATGTCTTGCTCGGACCAGCCGCCACCCATAGAGTATAGTTCGTCTCCCATTGCGGCAGAGATGTTCATGTCAGTTGAGTTTTTGATGGATTGATCCACACCCCCGACCATTTTACCGGGGTTCAGAACTTGCATTTCTTCTAGTCGGTTCCAATGACGTTCAACTAGATCAATAATGTTCTGACATGCAGCCTTATCTACTACATCGTCGTAAATTCCGATGCCTGACCACTGTCCTAGCGGAAACTCTATATTCACGATCCGCTCCCCGTTGGCATGAAGCCAATCTGTGGCGATTCAGTAATGAGAGGCACAAGCCAATCTTCAACAATCGTTCCTGTGATGTCAGGTGGCGGATCAGCAACCTGAGCATCTTCCCGACCTTCTAGGTACTTCTGCACCTTGTTGGGAGGAACGTTCGTCCAAATCCAGGCTCGCACGTCAGCAGGCATGTTTAGACCTTCTAACATTTCCGTGGCAACACCGACCATGGCTTCAGTAGAACCAAAATCGGTGCCAGCAATCTCCCACTCCATCATCAACCGAAGAAGCTCTTGAATAGTGCGTGCAGAAGCAGAGTGGCGATTCGCTACCGTAAGTACCTCCGCATCAGCATCAGACGACTCAAGATAAATAACCTGACCGCCAATCGCAGCACTACCAAATACTGAACTAATATAAGTCAGTTCGTGAAATAAGATGTAATGATTACCGGTCAAAGGATCAGCAGGAGTATCTGCACCACAACTACATTCTTCAGCAGTTTCGTCCCAAGTATGGAAAGCAATTGGTCCATACTGATTTTTACCAGCGTCACAACGCTCAATAGCTTGCCCGTCACCATCTACTGCTGCCTCTACAGGCATGTCTGGAACTAGCTGCGTGAATGCAAAAAGCCCCTTCGTGTTATCAATAGTCCACGTTGCTCCATCTTGTGTAACAGTTCTAGCGGGTAGCTTGTTGTAGTAGCCTACTCCGCCCAGATGTTCAGGGTGTTCTGAAAACGGCATTACAATTCTTCTCCATCAGGTCTTAATGATAAACAGGAACGGTTCTACATTTATAGTAGTTGAAACTGTTGAAGATGTCAATGCGTGATTGTGGTTGGCAGACTGGTTGCCAGCGTTTGACGTAATCGTATGATTATGGTCAGCAGAGTTGTCACCTGAGCTGGCGTTATGGCTATGAGCGGCGTTAGCGGCGGCTGAGTTAGCGTTGTGAGCGTGAGTAGCATTAACAGCGCCTGAGCTAGCATTGTGGGTGTGACCGGCGTTAGCAGCGTTCGTGTTAACAGTACCAGAGTTAAAGTTATGAGAGTGCGAAGCGCTCTGGTTATTCGTGTTAGCCGAAACGTTACTGTTGTTAGTTTTGAAATAACCGTGCGTATGCGAAGCGTTCTGGTTCGTTGTGTTAAAGTTCTTAGACCATGAATGGCTATGATTAGCGTTAGCGTTAGCAACCGTAATCGTGTGAGAGTGGTTAGCGTTAGCATTAGCAACAGTGATCGTATGCGAATGGTTGGCATTAGCGTTAGCCACAGTGATCGTATGAGAGTGGTCAGCAGACTGGTTACCAGCATTCGATGTAATCGTATGAGCGTGATCCGCAGACTGATCCCCCAAAGCCAAAGCATTCAACGTAGACGAGCCACTAACCGTAGTACCATCAGCATTACCGCTCGCAGCAATACCAACAGGAACAAGCGTCGAAGTCCCAGGAAGATTAAACGTGGTCGAACCATCACCTGCACCGTAACGTTCACCGATAGCAGAAAACAAATCAGCATAAGTTGTGCGAGAAACAGCAGACCCATCACACACAAGCCAACCTGAAGGAGCCGTACCACCACCATACATCACCACAGCACCGGCTGGGGTATTTGTAAAAGACACAACGACACTCCAAACAGTACCGTCCCACACCCAAGTCTTATCACCAACAGTATGAGTATCGTTTACAGATGGCGAATCAGGAAAGTTAATAGCCATTACTCAGCCTCCAGTGCCGCAATTCGCCCTTCTAGGGCCTCAATAGTTGTTTGTTGAGCAGTATTCAGAGCGGACAACTCCTGAATAGCTTTGACCATCGGAGCCATCAATTCGCTGTAACGCAAACCCTGACGATCCAACGTAGTGACAGTGTTGCCCTCTTCGTCGGTTTCTTCCGTGGATTCAGTGTGAATCCACACACCCCTGTCTGACGCATCATCACCGAGAGTCGCAGCAATTTCTTGAGCGACGAACCCCATGTGTTTGCGAGTACCTACATAACCGCTGCGATCGTTCCACGTCCATGAAACGGGCCGCAACGAATCCACAAACTCAAGGCCAAGGTCAAGGTCAGTAATGTTCGTTTTGTCTCGTTCGTCTGAACCTGTAGTAACACCGTTTGTGACGTAGGCGTCGTTCCAACGCCTAACCGACAACCCCAAATCTGCGACATTATCAACCTGGCTGTGAATCACTGTCGGGCCAAAAGCGTAGCCGTACGCACCAGTAACACCGTGGCCTGTGCCAGCGTTAGTGCCAGCAAACCGCATCTGGATCGACATGCCAGTGTCAGTGTCGCTGCCGTATGTCTCATCTGCTCGACCAAAGATGCCAGCGTTGTACTTCGGGTTCGTCGTTGTGAACGCACTGTCAGTCGAACCGAACAACAAGCCGGGCGTGAACTGGGATGACGTGTTCATGTCTGCACAAACAAGAGCAATACCCTTATCGGTGCCTACCGAAGTCGTACCTGAAGCGGTGCTTCGAGAAGTAATGATCCCGTTCTCAACTTCGAGCGCCGTTTGAGGCGACGTGGTGCCGATACCGACATTCCCGGCAGGCGTCAAGATCATTCTTGTAGTGGGCGGAGCGGTAGCACCGTAAGTGGCATCAGCCCTAAACAGAATGCCGGTGTTGCCCATCTCAACACCAGCAGCAGACGTGTAAGAGTTGATACCTAGAGCGTGGTAACCACTGTCGGTACCACGCTCCCAGTTCCAAGACCACGACGCACGATACGAACCTTGCGTGCCAATTGAACCATAATTGGCAAACGCAATTGTGCTGCCAGACCACGGTTCCTGAGTGAACGTCGAAGTACCTATCACCATCTTGTTACGGACAGTCAACGCTCCATCAACGTCCAGCATCTGATTGGGCGTCGTAGTGCCGATACCGACATTGCCGCTGGAATCAACAGTTACACGATTATCACTGTTCGTTCGGATCTGAAAATCGTTACCGCTAGACCGCAGCACCACATTACTTGTCGTCCCAGCATCCGACAGAATAATGCCAGACGTTGCCTGATCTGACTGCACCGACAACGGGAAAGCATTACCTGTATGATTCGCAACGATGCGCCCCTCTACCACTAGCGCCTGACCAGGCGACGTGGTGCCGATACCAAGGCGATTATTAGCGTCATCCCAATAAAAATTCGTTGTATCACTAGAAAGCGCACCACCAGAAGAAAACTGAACAGCACCATCATTTCCAGACGCCGCCGCAGAAGCAGCACCAACCTCAACCCATTGAGAAGACGAACCATCATCGTAATAAACAAACGTCTTGCCAGTATCAGACTCAAACCAAAGATCACCAGCAGAAGGACTCCCTGGAGCCGTATCAGAT